TAATCAAAACGAAAAATCTGCTCAATGGACTTTTCCTTTAGATGATAAAATGGGAAAAGATTTTAAAACTGTTATAGATAGATGTGCAACTAGTTTATTAACAGATAAAATTGGATATAGTCGTGGTAGTATTGCAGAATCATTTGAAGCTTGGAGTGTGCATAGTTATGCTGGAGATTATAATCCATTACATGCACATGGTTGTCATACACCAGCAGGACTATCTATGATAATGTATTTAAAAGTACCAAAGTGTATTGAAGAAAAACCAGAGTTTCCTACATTACATAATGCAGCTGGTGGTATTGATGGATTTACAGGTTTAATAACATCAACGAATACAATCAATGATGTTTATAGATTAAAGTTAGATGCACAGGAATACATAAAACCTAAGAAAGGATTTATGATGATATTTCCTAATTGGTTACAACATTGTGTCATGCCGTTTTTTGGTGATGGAGAACGAAGAACAATGTCTGCTAACTTTAATATTAGAGATAGTAAAGAAACACAAGAGCAATTTAAATCACCAACATTGACAAAAGAAATTAAAAATTAAAGGAGTTATATTATGAAACTAAGTGACCACACTATTGAAGTGTTAAAAAACTTTGCGACAATAAATCAAAATCTTGTCATCAAAGAAGGTAGTACCTTGTCAACAATGTCTGCTATGAAAAACATTGTTGCAAAAGCAGATGTAGAAGAATCATTCGATAAGGAAGTAGCAATCTACGACCTAAATGAATTTCTTGCTTCTATATCTTTATTTACAAGTCCTATTTTAGATTTTAAAGAAGGGTTTGTAACTATTAAAGAAGAAAATAGTCCAAAGAATTCTTTGAAATATTTTTATTCAGACCCATCAGTTGTTACTTCACCAAGTAAAACGATTACTATGCCAAGTAAGGAAGTATCGTTTACATTGAATGGTGAAAACTTAAACAAACTGAAAAGAGCTGCTGGTGTAATCCAAGCACCAGATTTAGTCTTAGAGAAAAAAGATGCTGATGTATTCTTAACAGTTAAAGATAAAAAGAATGATACTGCAAATACATTCTCTGTAGATGTTGATACAATAACAGAAGGTAGTAACTTTAAATTTTATTATAAAGTAGAAAATTTAAAAGTAATGGAAGGTAACTATGATGTAGAAATATCATCAAAGAATATCAGTCATCTAAAATCTACAAACAAAGCTGTTGAGTATTGGGTTGCACTTGAACCAGAATCAAGTTATGAATAACAAATTGGACTTTATATTATGGAAACTTTTTTATGGGTGGAAAAACATCGCCCAAGCACTATCAACGATTGTATTTTACCAGAGAACTTAAAGAAAACTTTTAAAGACTTTGTAGAAGACAAACATGTACCAAATTTAATTTTATCAGGTGGGCCCGGCGTAGGTAAGACTACTGTTGCCAAGGCAATGCTTGATGAAATTGGTGCAACATCATTACTTGTAAATGGTTCAGAAGAATCTGGTATTGATGTTCTTAGGAATAAAATTAAAAACTTTGCATCAACAGTATCACTAGAAGGTGGTCGTAAGTATGTAATACTTGATGAAGCAGATTATTTAAATCCTCAATCCACTCAACCTGCCCTTCGTGGGTTCATGGAAGAATTTCACAAGAACTGTGGATTCATTCTTACTTGTAATTACAAGAACAGATTAATAGAACCATTACACTCAAGATGTAGTGTGGTTGATTTTATTATTCCAAAGGTTGATAAACCAAAACTTGCCAAAGAATTCTTTGGTCGTGTTAAAAACATTCTTGAAAAAGAAAATGTAAAATACGAACCAAGAGTTATAATGGAAGTGTTGACTAAATACTTTCCAGACTGGCGAAGAACTTTAAATGAATTACAAAGATACTCTACATCTGGTGAAATAGATGCTGGTATTCTTGTAAATGTTAGCGAGGTAAATATCAATGAACTTATGGTTGCACTCAAAGAGAAAGAATTCACAAATGTGCGAAAGTGGATTGTGCATAATCTTGACAATGACCCTGTACGCATTTTTCGTAGGATTTATGATAATCTTTACAATCATGTGGATGGCAGTACAATACCTCATGCAGTTCTTATACTCGCAAAGTATCAGTATCAGTCAGCATTTGTTGCAGACCAAGAGATAAATTTACTTGCTTGTCTGACAGAGATTATGGTCGAAGTCAAATGGAAATAGATAATGTATGAACTAAAAGAATATCTTAAAGCAATCAATACTTCCAAAGAAAAACTTATGGATGGTGAAGATGAGCAATGGGAAAAGAAATATCCAGCATACATTATAAACAAGTGCCTAGCACCCTTTCAAGATACCATCTTCCTAGTAAATGAAATGAATATGAATCACCAACTAGATAAGAAATTACAGTTTGATTTTTTACTAAATACTCTTAGAACAAGGTCAAGATATACGCCTTGGCTCAAAGCAAAGAAGGAAAAGGATTTAGAATGTGTAAAAGAGTATTATGGTTATGGTAATGAGAAAGCTAAATCTGCTCTTAATATACTAAATGATGAACAAATAAAAACTATAAGAAATAGTTTAAATAAAGGTGGTAAACATGGAAAATAATGTAAATTGGAAACAGGAGCATATGTTTGAGGTTCTACTAAAAGAACCAGACGACTTCTTAAAGATTAGAGAAACATTATCTCGTATCGGAGTTGCTTCACGAAAAGAAAGAAAGTTATATCAATCTTGCCACATACTTCATAAACAAGGAAGATATTATATCGTTCACTTTAAAGAACTATTTGCACTTGATGGTAAAGATACCAACTTGTCAGAGAATGATATTGCAAGAAGAAATACAATAGTCAAACTTCTAAGTGATTGGGGATTGGTAGAAATGAAAGCAACACCAGAACCTATCGCACCATTAAGTCAAATTAAAATTATTTCATTTAAAGAAAAAGATGAATGGGTGTTGGAAACTAAATATAACATAGGTAAAAAAAGAGAGGTAGAATAGTGGCATATTCAAATAAAGTTTTAGACCATTACGAGAATCCTAGAAATGTAGGAACTCTTGATAAAGAAGACCCAAATGTTGGTACAGGTATGGTGGGAGCGCCTGCGTGTGGTGATGTGATGAAACTTCAAATTCAAGTTGATGATAATGGTATTATAACAGATGCAAAATTTAAAACTTATGGTTGTGGTTCTGCAATCGCATCATCAAGTTTATTGACCGAATGGGTTCAAGGTCAAACTGTAGAAGAAGTAGAAAAAATTAAGAATAGTGATATTGCAAATGAACTTGCATTACCACCTGTAAAAATTCATTGTTCAGTATTAGCAGAAGATGCAATCAAAGCTGCACTTGCAGATTATAAAGGTAAACAAGAAGCAATGGGTAAATGGCAACCAGAGTAAATATATAATGGATGACTTCAAAAAATTTTTATCTGAACAATCAGATGAACAACCTTATAAAATACTTGTAATTTCAGCAGAACCTACAAAAGAAAAAATGTTTCATACAGCACAAAGGGCTACTGATGAAGCAAAAAAATTAGGCCATGATGTTTATGTTGTTAAGGTTGAAGGTGCGATTGTATCTTACGAAAATGAATGGAGAATATATAACTCTGATGATAAAAAAGGATTTGTAATAGATGCACATAATACAGTCGCCATTGTTCGTGGTTCTGTTAGATTGAAAAAAAGTTATCTAGACCTACTATCTCAATTAGAAAAAATTGGAGTGTGTATGGTTAATAGTAGAGAAACAGTTGAGATTTCAGCTGACAAATATAGAACTTATCTTAAACTACAAGATTTTGGTTTAACACAACCTAAAACTGTACTAATACCTAATAAGGAAAATTGGAAAGAGGCAGTTGAAAAACTAGACACCACCTATCCAATGATTATGAAAACTTTAGAAGGTTCAAAAGGTGTTGGTGTTTTATTCATTGAATCTGAACGCCAAATACAATCTTTAGTTCAATTACTATACAGTCAAAATGAAAACATAGATTTACTATTACAAGAATATAAAAAAACTGATGGTGATATAAGAGTTATTGTTTTAGGTGGTAAAGTTATTGCATCTATGAAAAGACAAATTGTAGAAGGAGATTTTAGGTCTAATGTTTCACAAGGTGCAAAAGTTCAAGAGTATCCTTTATCAGATTTAGAAATAGAACAATGTCTTTTAGCTTCAAAAGCAATAGATGGTTCTTGGACTGCTGTTGATTTTATACCATCAAAAAATCCAAAAAGTGAACCACCATATGTCTTAGAGGTAAATCATTCGCCAGGAACAGAAGGTATTGAAAAGGCAACTAAAAGGAATATTGTTAAAATGGTTTTGGAACATTTTGCTAATCCAGAAAATAGACATTATATTGCTAATCAATGTGGGTATTTTGAAACAGTATCTATAAAACCTTTTGGTGAAATTGTTGCAAAGTTTGATACTGGTAATGGTGCTTCAGCTTCAACAATTCATGCAGATGAATATAAAGTTAATGGTAAAAGTATTACATGGAAGTATCAAGGTAAAACTGTAACAAGTAAAATTACAAGAATAGCAAAAGTTGATGTTGGTGGATTAAATAATTATTCTGAAAAAAGATATGGTGTTCTACTAAATTTAGAATATGCTGGAACACTTTATAAAAATATAGAATTTTTATTAGATGATAGAGGAGATAGAACACCAATATTATTAAATAGAAAAGTTATGAGAATGTTAAATGTCATGGTCAATCCAGACAGAAAATATATTGTTACCACTAAATTTACAATAGATAAGGAAAAAGAAAATGATAATTGATGCACTAAGAAAAAAATATGAAGCAGAGATTGCTGCTGCTAAAGCGAACATAAATGTTTATCAAACAAATCCTGCTGGTATTGGAGAACATCCAGACCTA